CCGCAGCAGCAAAGCCTCGATTAGATAACATGGTGTTCTGTGCCATACGCGCACGGCTTTGGCGCACCATTTCAGCAGCTTTGGCTAGTTTGTTTTCATCAAAGCGCCCATCGGGTTGTTGGATGTTCACGCGGCCTTGGCTTGCCGCTATGCGGTCATTGGATTGGCGCAACGCATCGGATGCAGCTTTCCAGCGGCTCATATCATCTACTGCCCCACCGCTGGCGAAGAATTGACGCGGCTCTTGGTTCTGAGGGGTATAGCCTGGCAATCCACGGGCAACTGGTGTGTGTGTAGCATTCTTTATCTGGTCAAGAACCTGCACACCGATGGCATGGACTTGCTCAGGCGGCATTTCAAACTCGCCGTTGCTCACCGCTACAGGCACTTTCTTGCCCATGCCTGCCAATGTTTGCTCGCCTATCGCCTCGGTGCTGTCTGCTGCCATGATGTAAGAACCTACCCGTGCATCTTTCTTGATGCTGTCGCTAGTGCCTGTGCCCTTGCCGCGCACCATCCCGCCATTGGCATAGCCATCAATGGCCGCCATGCGGCGTTTGAGCACATCGCCGCCAGCGTACTGCGTCAGATTGCTGCGGGGCACAGGGGTGGGCATGGGCTTTTGTGCAGCCTGGTGTTGAGCTTGGCGCTCTTTCATTGCTTGCATTTTGGCGTTGTACTCTGGGTCAAAGCCAAGTGCTTTCTTTACGCCTTCGAAATAGGTAGTCATGATAGTTTCCTTTCGTGTTTAGTCGCCGGCAGATATTCCCAAGCTGGTGCCTGCTGATATTCCGTTGAGGCTAGAGGCTGCTGCATCGCCTACCATTTTCAGGTTGGCTAAGGTTGCGTCTAGTTTGAGTTTCGCTACTTCCATCTTGGCGCGTAGATTCTGCTCTTGCGCCCTAGACTTTAATTCCGCGTCCGTCATTTCTATTTTCAAGAATGGCTCTAGCGCGGCGTTCTGAGCTTGGTAGAGCGTTACCAGTGTTCGGGCTGCGTCATTCTTCATATTGCTTAACGATGAAGTCAGGCTTGCAGCAGTCTGTGGCGCAAGCATGATGGTTTTCACATAGTCGCTCACCGCTTGTAGAGCCTGGCTGAATAAGTCGCCCACTGTCTTAATGGCAAAGCGCACATTCTCGATTTCAGTATCGAAGGATTTAATCGCAATATCACGACTTTGCTCTGCCAGTTTGTTTCGGCTGTCCTGTCGAATCAATTGCTGAGCATGGAACATCGCACCAGGGGGGAGTGGCCAGCCAGCACGGGCGTATTTCTCTGTTATATCTTGGGTGTCACGCTGGGCTTGTTTCAATATGCGGGCGCGGCCTCGCTCCCATAGTGCGTGCTCAACATTGATATTGATCCCAGTGCCGCCCTCGTTGATGGCCTTCCTACACCAACGCAAAGCATCGGCAAATACATCCATGTCTGGGAATGCAATCCCTACCATCTTGTTAAACGCATCATCCACCAGTGCTGATAACTCGGCGTTCTTGGAGTTGTAATACTCCATTGCGCTGTCTGGGTCGTCAAACTGCAAATTGGATGGCGGGGTAGCCTGTTCTAATAGGGTTCGCAAATCAGGAACAGGAACCTGCGGCGCTTCGCCTACTTCGGCTTTTGTCTCGTCGCCAAAGGCAAACGCTTTTTCAAACCAATCCTGGGCGAGCGCCCACTTGTTGGAAACAATCCAGTTGTGCAAATCTGCGGGGTAGCTTAGGCCAGTCCCGTAAAAGTTTGGTATTGGTATTGGGGTTAGTGGGTTTGCCATTCCTAAATCCTTCGGTCAGAATTGGAAACGAGAAAGCGCACATTGTCCACCTCGAAGTCGTCCCCATTGGCATTGTAGAAAGTGGGCATCACATAAGTGCTTTTCAGGCCACGGCCTAAATCGAATCGCACCTCTCGAATTGAGCGCCCATGCAAACGGGCTTTGTACTCATACCCGGCTGGTTTGCCGTTTACATGAGAATACACACGCATCTTCATGCTGCCTGCGGCTGTGCCAAGATAGCAGTACGAAATGGTTTTCATCTTTGGCGTGCCGAAGTCAAACTCACCGAACCCAAATTCAGATTGAATCGGTGCGCCGTTGTCCGTGTTGCCTTCTAATAGGAACAAGCCTTCTTCGCTTGCACCGTAATACTGGCCGTTGATTTTGGCAAAGCTGTTAAACGGAAACTCTTTATATTCTGTCGTTCCTCCGCCTTGCAGACTCATGGCGTATGTTCTCAGAACAGCAGATCGCTGGCCTATCTTCCCGCCTGCCAATAAAACCATTGGCTCGGTGGGTAGGGTGACGATGCCAATTGCGGAAATATCGCCCCCAGCTATCAGCTTCATTGGCTGAGTAGGTAAAGTCACTTCGGCGTGGCTAGTAATGCTTCCTGTGGCACCCAAAACCATTGGCTCGGTTGGCAGCGTGCGAATTGCTGTTGCCTGCCCGTTGATTTTGGCTATCAGGCGCATGGACTTGGTTGGCAAGGCATTCTCGCCAAATACCGCACCGTCTATCTTCGCCAGCAAGGTCATTGGCTTCGTAGGCAAAGCCGATGGGTCTATCACCATCGAGCTTGCAGACAATCGCGGATAGATAGGGACTGCACCGTAAATACTCCCTGCAAGGCTGTATTCCTCTGTGCTCTGAACATGGAGCGCGGGTATTTCAGCCAGCACCCCCTCAAGACCATCTCCTGCCATCATCGTGATAGCAGGGATAGTCTCTATCATCCTGTCAAAATCACCAGCCTTACAAGTGACCGCTGGCATCTGGATAGATGGTGCATTATCCTCAAAGCGCATGGCTAGCGCAGGGATATCGGCGTCCATGTATTCCACCTGCACATCCAATGGGGATAGCTCACTTGCGATAACCTGCAATGCAGAGAGACTGGCTCTAATGCCATAAGCGTTGTACTCTGCGGCCAATATCTGTAATGGCGGGAGTTCATCGCGCACACCATCGACTAAATCGCCTGCCAATATCTGCAAGGCAGGAATCAGCATGGATGGCTGCGTGTCAGCCGCTTCTGGAAATAGAAGGCTGGCTCCGTAAATCTCACCTGTACCTAATTCGCCATATTCATCCTGAGGAAGTCGTGAGAAGGCAACAGCCAGATACGCAGTGGTGGTGCTGGCCTGCGTGCTGCTGTGGACTAGCGCGCCGTTGATGCTGAGGCCATCTAGCGCATTCTTGGCGGCGTGCGCATCAAAATCATATTGATGTGCATCGTCCCAAGGTGCCCATAAGCCGTTTTCCCAGCCGCTTGCCGTGTAAGTTGACTCTGGAGCAGCAGATACTGTGTAGAACACAGCACTATTTACGCGGTAGATACGAAAAACAACCGCCTCTACAAGCCCCTCAAATTCAGGGAATAACTGCCAGCCGCTAACTTGAGCGCCGTTTTCGAGCACGCAGAATGAATCGCCACGAATCATAAAGCCGTGACTAACCCCATCTGGTGCAGTGCCTGTGCTGTTGGTTAAGCCGCAGACAATATCCGAACGGTAAGCGCCAGCGCCTACTTGTGGCAGAACAGCAAAACGAAACAGGCCATCACCATCCATTGCGGCGATTGATTTTGCTTTTCTATCCCAAGTAATAACAGCCACGGCTATTCCTTAAACACAAACATAACGGTCACAAGTTGGACTCATTCATGCCCTGATAATGAATCAAACCACTCCAGTCGCCACCAACAAATATCCATCCGCCACCACTTGGCGGCTTTTGTGGTGGTGGAGGTGGATCAGGGGGCGGCGGTCTATATGGTGTATTGGGTGGCGGCGGCGGCTCTGGTGGACGAGGTGGCCTTGGTGGAGGCTCAGGCGGCGGCGGCAAAGGTCTTGCAGGCCCTTGCGTCACATACAGCTTGGTCGCCGATTGCATGGCTTATGCCTTCAGCGGAATACTCACACTGTAGGCGCTCAGCGTGCGCTCTACGCCTGATGTGAAGTTCACATCTATCAAAGCCAAGTTCGAGGCAATGCTCAAGCCAACAGTGCCCTGAATACGGACATCACCTGTACTTGCGTCGTCAGTGTCTGCTGCTTGCACATGGCGGAAGAAAGTGGCTGCCCCCGTTACTACTGGCGTACCTTTCCAAGTGTCGCCAGTGGGTCGCCGAACCGCTGGCCCGTCTGCCGTCAAAACCAGTGGGTCTAAACCGTCTTTTTTGATGGTCACTAGCAATGTGGCAGAACCAATGGCCGCGTCTGCACTGGCTGGAACAGCGCCTGAGTACAGGCGAATCTCTCCGCCATCCATCAAGTTTATTAAAGAGTCCGCTCCAGCAATGCCAGAAGCCAGACCAGTAGAGATCATAAGTGCCATGATGGTTCCTTTCAGTTTGAAGTTGGTTGGATGATAAAGAAAAATGACTCCACATCCAGCACATCCCCGCTGATTAAAGTGGAATCTGGCAAGATTAAGCCCTCGCCAATACGCCCATCCACGCGCGGCACCCATTCATTAGCTTCGCCGCCGTCATATCCATTCCATACGAATCTCCACCAGCCTGCTTGCCCGCTGGTAGTGACTGTAACTTTCCACGCCCCTAGTTTTTGGCAGGCTCCATTTGTAGGGCCAGGCTCCATATTCAGCGCGCCTTGCATTGTTCCCCATTGGAAAGGTACGCCGTCTTGGGTAATCGTTGCGAGTAGCTGGCCTTGCTCTGCCATGTCTGATGTCAAAGGAGGATCGCCATCAAACACTTTGATGCAGCCGTATTGCATCATGGCCATCAGGCCATATTCAGTTGCCATAGCGGCTCGTAGTGCGGTACTCAGGTTAATCATTCAATGCCCCAAATGGGTAGGATGTTGTCGCTCAATCCAGCAATGCCAGTTATCGCCTCTAGGTCTAGGTTGCTACTTCGGAAATAAGTTGTTGTACCCAAAGGTTTCCCCGAAGTGCCAAAGCCAAAAGGCTGACTGTGTAGTCCGCCACAAACAGCGTAGGCATTACTGATATTTGCATCTGCAAGGTTATCACTATGTCCAACTACTTGCGAGAACGATACAGGGCTAAGCGGGGTAGAGAAAGGCCGCCCACCACCGAAGGTGTAGTTTACGCCAGCGGGAAAAGGTAGGCTGCCGCCGCCTAGTGTGAACGCGGCTTTAAAGTTAGCCTCTGGCTTAGTGCTCCATCGGCGTGCAGGATGTAGGTATTGAATCGTGCCCGCTGGGTTTGCTTGGCTTTTGTTGGTAAACATGGGCACAAGCCAAGTGTCGCCATTGGATTCCCCCGTCAGCGTGATTCCACTGTAAAGGGTTTTCACCACGGTTGGGCTAGTCATATCTCGCATCACCACGGCTGTGCCTGTCGTCGTATTGGCCGCTGCCTTGGTAAGTGTGTACTCTATCCAGTGCGCCCTATCAAGAAACAGTGGGTCGAAATACAACAGGTGCTTAACCGTCCCACTCACAGCAGTGTCAGAACTCCCTGCCAGACCGCCACTTTGCGTATCAGTATAGACCCACTCCACCCCGTCAATCACAAGGCTTGAATGTAGAACTCGGCGCGATGTCGGTGTGAAAGTGCTGTTGTTGTACCAGCCCAAACTGTCCACCTTCATTTCTACCCATTCCAGGGAATTGCCTTGGTAGTACGGGTACAGTTTGCATTGGCCTATTGCGGTATGGCGATATTCCCCAGCCCCATACGGCAAGGACACTTCAATATCTATCTCACTGGTGGCTACCTCACTCACACCGTCAGGCGTGAACTCGTAAAAGTGCAAGCGTTCCCCGTGCCACTTGCCATTTTCCGGACCTGCGCCAGTCAAAAGCTCTGACACGGCATATACACATTTCTGCCCATCTTCTGAAAATTTGGCGCTCTGTGCGATGGATGCGGGGTTGAATGGCAGATTGATTCTCCGAAGCTCTTGGCGGGTTGCTAGGAAGTCCTCAGCTTTGCCGCCTCTTAGAACAATCGAACAGACTGTGTTGTCGGTGCTTGGGGAAGCGTATTGCGCGCCCACTTCCTCATAACTCAGGGTGCGCATTTGCACATCCCATCCTGTCATAGCAGGGGTCAGGTAGTCCTCAGCGCCAACACAAGCTGAATCTACTGCCTTGCCTTGCTCTACCCTCTTGGTGTTGTACTGGCGGTCACGCTCTCGCTTGCGGAACAGCAGGCTATTAAACTGCTCACCCGTCATCTGCTGCTGGCCTTGAATAACACATAGCGCGGCACCGACTACAATTTCTCGTTGGGTAGGTATGTCCGTGTTTTCCGCAACAACAAGGTCCACCTGCTTATAAGAAACTGCCGACCTAGTAGCCCATACCATGTTGCGTGTGCCGAACATTGAAAGCGCGGCAGGCGTACCGCTGATACTCATGCTACCCAGGATAGGATTTCTCCAAGTCGTACACCTTGCAGTCCGTGGTGATGCTGAGGTAATGACTTCTGCCATTTCCCTTGCTCGGCGCTTGCCTGGCTCGTCCTCGAACAAAGCCATACCCCAAGTGCCAAGCGTGTTGCATTCTGCTATGTACTGCCCCTGACCTTGTGTGGTGTATATCTCGCGTGCGCCGTTTGTGTAGTCCGTGGTCATTACATCAAAGTGTCCAGGGCTGTCTATCCACGCATTGACGGTTTGCAGGGCGAACTCTTTTCCTGGCTGTGAACCCGTGTACAAATTCTCGCCGTAATTCTCGAATCGTCCAGCGCGAAACCAAACCCGCTGTAAATGTGCCTGCCACCCGACTGTGAAGTTAGGGCTATCGTGGGCTTGCTCTTTGGCTAGTATGTTTACAAGCGTTATAGCTTGGGCGTGGTCAGGAACCCAGCCTTCGATTGGTGGGGATAGGTCGGGCAGTCCGTTCGCCAGCCGCACATTGTTTACCGCTTCGTGCAGGTCTTTCAGTTCGTCATTGAGCCAAGGGCGAATCTTTGGGCGGTGGCAATACCATCCAGCCTGTTTCTTTTCTGTTAGCAAAGGGACATAGCGTGCTATGAATTGAGGCATGTAAGACCCTTTGCGGAAAGCGCCTGCGTCGTCTTTTTGTTGCTTGCCAAACAAACCTTTTCGGTCGCCGATCTCAAAATTGATGTAATTGATAGGCCAGTTCAGGTTAAGCTGGATTCCTTGTGCGTTGATAAACGCCTTGTCCGAATAGACGCTGTGCAGGTATTCTGGCGTGTTGTTGTGCTCGTATTGGTTAATCACCACATACGGGAAGTCGCCGCCAACTGTGCCCATGCCATCTTGGGTAGGCGGCAAACCCCATCCTGTTTGATTCGTTGCTGTTCTGGGGGTTATCACAATCCCACTTGGCAGCCAGCAAAGGCGGGATAAGCCTATGACATCCTGTTGCTCATCTTCTCGTTGGACTTTCAGCCGCCCATTGTTTTTGATTGAGACTGAGCCGTCAGGGTTCTTGTGCCGTAGAGACGGGGTAGAAAGACTATCGAGAAACCGCGCCTGCTGACCACCTACCGCGCTGGGTGGATGGTCGCGCTGGTGTGGGTATCGCCTAAAGTCCATCTCACGCTACATTTGCCAGCAGCAGTGTTGCGGGTATCTTCACCACATCGCCACTGTTGTAGGCGCGGGCTGAATCAAGGCGCTGTACAGCCAGCAGTGTCCCAGTTGATGTGCCCTTGCCTGCGCTTGAGACAATCGCAAAGCCGCGAACAGTCTTAGCTGCGTTCAGGGTGACTTGAGCTATATTGCCTTGATTGTTCACGCCCCCGCCAGTTGGCGTGCTTACTGTAAACGCAGGGCGCGTGCCTTCTGCATAAGTGGCGATTTCACCAGCTCGGCTTACGATGTTTTGGGCAGTGTCGCTTTCCTGTGGCGTGTAGTCATTCTCGAACAGGAGGATATACCAGTTCGCGATTTTGTTGCCATCGTTGACAGCAACATCCAATACATAGTTGCGTCCTTGCTCAGGGTAATTCAGTGCCATGATGTTTCCTTTACTCTCCGCGCTCGCGGGTGGTGATTAAATGCCTCTCGCCGTTTTGCTCTCTTAGCCAGCTCACGCCAGTGTCTGCTGGGTCAAATTGCAGGGCTTGGTCTTGTGGTAGCGTAACGCTTCCGCTTGGTTTCGCAAGCACGATGCCGTGTTTGCTCTGCCAGTAAACCGTCATATTTTCATCGTCTATCACAAGTGATTTAGCCAGTGCGCCATAGGGCAAAACAACAATCGGCGTGGTGTTTAGTGGGTCGGCAGGTAGCCAGTAAGTTTTATCCGCGCACACATAGAAGCCATCTTCACACGGCGCTATAACGCTAATAGGCTCTGGAAATGGAATAAACCCACGCACGGGATTGTGTAGCCCGTACAGGTATGGTTCGCTCACATACAGGTAGTTCCCTGCCGCCATCAAAAGCGACCCTCGATAGTGCGCCAATGCCTGCCCTGCTGGAATGGGCGCTAGTCCGAAAGTAGGGCACTCTGCACCTTCAGCAATAGGGGACAGGTAATTGCCGCTTATCTCGTTGAAAATTTCACCGTTCGCGCCAGTGACATAAATCAAGGTGTTATTGTCCACGCCTGAGAAAACCAGCCCTTTGTTTTCTGGCAAGTCGAACATGACGGCTTCAGTAGGCGCTGATTCCAGCCCGTCCGTGATTCGGGTAAAGCAAACCTGGTATCTTCCTGCTGGTAAACCTGCATCTGCTACTTGCGCCGCAGGGACAGGGTTTGGCATTGGCGGGGTGATAGGCTTGTTGTCCTGCCCATTTATCCGCCCCGCCTTGTTTCCGTCTGACCAATACACTGCACCATCGGGGAAACGAGCGTAGGTAACGGGTTTGCGGACATTCGATTCTATGGGTGTTGGTTCTGGGGATAAATGAGACAGCGAGCCATTTACTACCGCGTAAGCGTCTTTATCGTCCGACCAAAGAGAATGGAAGTCACCAGCTTGTACGAGTTGAAACCCTTTGCGGCGGCGCAGATACCCATCGCTCGACAGGTCGATATTGATTGCAGAGCGTAGCCATGCACCAGCTCCGGCGTCTGTGCTTGCGTCCATACGGGCTAGTGGCTTACGGTTGTTTAGACCTACAGGTGCGCCGATGTTGATTTCTTTTTCCATGTCTACTAAGGCTTATCAGTGCGGGTAGTCTGGAGGAATTGGGCCTTGCGGAATGTTTGGGGCAGCGCCAATAGGGAAGCCTCGTTTGTCCAATATCACTGGTGCGCTATCGCCCTCTGAGCAATACACTTCATCACGCCACCATGTTTTTGCACCTGGCTGAACAATGGGCGGGAAAACAATAGGAGCCATGTCTGGCAGTCTAACTTCTAGGAAGGTGAGAAGGCTGCGATCTGGAACTCCATATTCCAACTCAAAATCTCTCTCTACTACTATCTGATTGATAAAGGAGAATTTGCTGGCATCCATCGTGCCAATAGAACGGTATGCCTCCTGATATGGGCGCTCATTCGCGTAGTCAGGATGGCCTTGTCCGACGACAACATCGCCTGCTGAGGAAATGCCTAGCACGGCGCATCGGTACTGTGGGCGGCTGTAATTCTGATAGGTTTTATTGGCTGGATTCGATTCTGGCGAGACGATATGCGTTGCGGGATAAATGTATTCGTTGTCAATTTGACCGCCACTTCCAAGTCGCCCTTGTGCTAGGCTTGTCCAATACCCAATAGGCGAATCCTCAACGAAAACACTTACTCCAGCACTCCCTGCACCGCGATTTTCAATATCATAGGGGCCATTAGCGTTCAACAAGGCGTGGCCTGCAATAATGATTGCGCCGCGCTGTAACCAGTTTGCAGGAAGGGTAGCGCCTAGCACCCCCCGTAGTTTGGCGTCAAACGCGAATTTGTCGTAAGGCGAGAACTTGGAGTTCACTTCTACGCTATCATAAATGTTTGATACTTGAAACCCAACTAAATCTTCGCTAACAACAAAACTTGGTTCTTGCCCTTCCTCTGTTGGCATAGGCAGCCATATTGCCGTAGGCCAATCATTTACTGCATCTTTAAACCACTGCGGGGCAATGATGCTCATGGAAACACCCCATAATTGTGCTGCACTTCGTCCACGCGGGTCATGCGGCGCAAGTCTGAATCGGGCATCAGACCAAAGTAATCTGTAAACGCGGCCTCTGCTCGTGCGGATTTCGTAGCGTCGAACCCGTCTGCATCCACTACGCTAAACGCATTATGCAGTGCCCAGTGGACTAAATGCTCATGGTGGGCTTCGTGAATTTCAGGCTCGTCTGACAGTTGCTCCATGTCATCCATAGGCAAGCGGTAGCACTCTATTCTTAGGGCTTCGTCAGGATTCACCTTGCCGACAATGCGGATTGTCACATCGTCTTGGATGATGTACTCGGCCTCATAAGAATCATCACGCCAGCCACCACGGTTTGCGTCAAGCCATTCACGGCTGACCAGCTTTGCATATCGGGCAGTGCCGCCGCCCCTGGTAAAGCGAGCGTTGATGATTTCGTAAGCCTTTGGGTGTAGGCGATAGGTATTCTTCCCATCTCGCAATGGGATAACACAGACAGAGCGCTCATCGTCCTCTCGCAGCAAGCGCCCACGAATGCAGGCTTGCTTCTGTGCATCGTTTAGCCACATGGTGACTTCTTGGTCACTCCATAACTGCGGCTGCGCTTTATCAGCAGCCAAAACGCGGAAGCGGGCGATTAAATCTTGCAGTGTCATGCAGGCATTCCGTACTGGTCAATGAAGCCCTTGGCCATATCCAGCAGGCGCGGATGTCCGTAGTTGCCAGGCATCTTCTGCTTGTAGTTGGCATGAACCCAGTCAATCAGTGCAGCCTTGTCCATGCTTGCCAAGCGGTCGTGCAGCTCGAAGCGTGCGTTCTCCTGCTCGCGCAGTGTGTCGCTTTCTTTCGCCGTCTGCTCCAAGATAGCTCTGGTATCGTCCTGTATGACATCTACCTCTTCCACTTGCTGCTCATCGGCCTTTTGCTTTGCTTTTTTTGTCACATTGTCATGTTTGGCAGTGCGCTCGAACACATCAGTATGGCGCAGAAAGCGCGTGGCCAATGGCTCTGGGAGCATTCGCGTCTGCCCTTTGGTGAAGGTCAATCCAGAACGGTAGATGCGATCCTTGTATGGGTCATCATTGCCCGTGTAGGTCACTGCGATTTCGTTTGTCATGTCATTGGCTCCAGTGTTGGAATGGGGCGGGATTGCTCCCACCCCGCGCTAAGTCAGCGCCGATTATTTCGGCCCCATGCGCTCGCCTTGCACAATCACATCAAGGCGTGAAGCCTTGGCATTTGCTGCGCCCGTGATCGTAAGCGTCAAATAGGCTTCCTTTGCCAGCTTCACTGGGACTTTTGATGTAGAGCAGCGCAAGCGTCCAGTGGCATTGAGCGCCAAGCTAGAGCCGAAGTAGGCTGCATCTTGTGGGACTTCCGTGCTGTCCACGCCATCCACATACTTGAAGCCAAGCGAACCCGTAACGGATGCTGTCATCGCAGTAGAGACAATGATCTGCGCGTCGCTCAACATCATGCCCTGTGGCAGCTTGTTGAGCACCACGACATCATTCACAGCCAATGCTGTAGCTGAATCGGCATTCAAAGCGCCGCCTGTTGAGCCAGTTTCAAGCGTTGAGCGGTACACCGTCACATTGCCGAATGGGATTGCGCCGCCGAACTGTTGCTCGCCAATGCTTTTTTTATTGATAGTTGCCATGATGGAACTCCTTAATCAAATCTGAATGAATCGAAGGTAGGCCAGCGCATGGCTGGCCACCTTTGGCATTAGCCGCGCGGCTTGATGATCTTCACAGCTGTATCCAGCACCGTGACACCGTGGTCAGTGAACTGAACAGACTCGCCGTGATCGACTGCAAAGCGAATCTTGGACATGCCCAAAATCGCGCCGATGGCAATTTCCATCTTGTCGTCGAAGTCGTCCATTTCTTCCTTCCAGAAGAACGGAATGCCAGAGTGCTCAGACGCACCGAAGGCCATCGCCAAGGCTTGACCGCCTAGCAACAGGCCGCGATCCACGGCAAAATTGTCCGTGAACGATGCGGGAACCAAGCAGCTTGATTCGTTTTCGCTGTCGTAGGCCGCGCAATACTTGATCGTGTCGCCAGCGTAGAAGCGGATTGGCTTGGGGTTCTTGAGGATCAAGATGCCATTCCACAAACCCGCCTCGCCCATGAACAAGGGGTGATCCTTGGCCAAGCGGGCGCGTGCATGGGCATTTGCTTGGAACGCGCGGAAAGCGGGATCGGTCGCAAAGTTGCTGTACTGGGCAGGCGAAGCCAAGAACACGCGCAGCGGGCTATCCGTGGCAGCCTGGTCGCCTTCAAACTCAACGGGAGGAGGTGGCAATGGGATGCTGTCGCCCCACTCGCGGACACTATCGAGCACATCCATGCTCAAAACATCCGTGGTCGAGATCACCAGCTCGCCAGCATTCACGGCCAGCTCGCCAACGCTGCCAGCGCCTGCAACCAAGTGGCGGTTTTTCGTTGGCGCTTTCACTGGGTTCACCATCATCTCGGCAAACTTGGCGTGCGTATCAACGGGAACAGTCCACTCGATTTTATGGTCGTGGTAGCCACGCGCACCAGACAAGTGAACCAGCGTCGATTGGTCGAGATACTGGTTCATCAGCTTTTGCGCTTTTGGTCGGCCAAGGCGTCGCAGGTCGTAAGGGCTGCGAATCTGCGTCATGGTGTTGCCCATGTCGATCACAAATCGCGCCTGATTGACGCGCAAGCGATCTTCCGAGAAGCTCATGCCAACGCCTTTGCCTTTGGCGTACTCACTGCCCATGATGGGGTAAGCGCCGATAGGCTGATCCAAGTGGAAGGTGATTTCGTCACCCTTGTTCTTGGTCAAGTTGTCAGCGCGCACGATTGGCATCGAAGTCTTGGTTTGAGTGCCTTGCGTACCAGCTACAGCCGCATCAATCTTCGGCATAGAGCCGGTCAAATGACGCATTTGCGTGTTGCGTTGTGTGGCGGTGTGGAATACACCAACCGCCTGTTCAATCATCGCGCCTTTAGCGCCAGATGGGACATTTGTTTTAGTCGTGCTCACGGTTATTGCTCCTTAAACTGTTCGGTTCAGCCAGGCTTCGAGCTGCTGCGGTGTCATGTGCTGAGTAGCCGCCATCATTTCTAAGCCTGTCATGTCCGAAGTAGCGTCCAAAGCGTTAGAACCAGCCGCACGCCCACCAGGAATACTGGAAAGACTGCTTGGAGGTTCTGCCTTAGCGTTTGCTACTGCGGCACTTGCAGCGCCCTTATTGTTCGCTGCGCTTGTTTCGGACTTCTGCGGTGTGGTCGCTGCTTTAAAGGCATCGAACACTTCAATGATTTGTTCAGCAGTGCCGCCAGTCTGTGGGTCGAAAAGCCCAAGATAGGCATTGCGCACGACACTGGGCTGGCTATTTACCCAAGCCTCAAACTCGCTGCTTTGCGCAATCGAATCCGCGTCTGGATGCTTGCCATAGATGGCGCTGTAGTGGTCTGTCGCGGCCTCTTGTTGCTGCTTTTGAGTAAGTGGCGCAAGTGCTTGATTCACTCGCGCCTGAACTTGCTGCTCCACCAGCTTCTGAATGCCTGCGGCCAAAGCCGCTTCTGAGAAGTCGCCAAACAAACCCGCATCCACTCCCGCCTCGATGGCTGCCTCTGCTTTGGCTACCATGTTGTCGGTCGTAGTCGGTGCTTGTCCTGCGTCAGCTCGTGCCTGCGCCTGCGCTTGCAGCTCGCTCAGTTGTTGCTGTGCGGCTTCTGCCTGCGCTCTCCAATGCTGCTCGCCTTGCCGTGCCTTCTCCAGCCGCTCGTATGGGATGGTGTGTTTTCCATCCCGCGCTAGCACCACAGCTTTAGATGGGTCGATGCCCTCTTCGCCTGTGCCAGCTTCCGCGCCGCCTTTGCCAGCCTCGCCTTTGGCTTGCCCTGCTGCCTCACCATCATCGCCTTTGCCATCTTCCGTCGCAGTAGTGGTAGCGGGCACTCCACTGTTTTCCAGCTCTGCGCTGGTATCGCCCGTCGCAGCCAAGGCATAAGCCTGTGCCGCCTGCTCAGGTGTCAAAGCACCGTCGATGTTGTCGTAGAAATCCTGTTGAGTTGTCATATAGTCCCCGCCACATATCGCCGTAGCCGCAATGGGTTTGTTGCAGTGCTTGCGCGCTGCTTACTTCGCTCTGCGCTTTCGCGGTTTGCTTATAGTGCATTGTCAATAACTGGCCTGCATTTGCAAAACCCTATACTGGGTTGATATGGCGCTGGCGTAAAAAAACCGCCTCTGTGGGCGGTTGATGGGTACGGCAGCCTTTACTGCAAGTTGTCACTCGTGGATGGTGTCTCGATGCCCGTCATGCCCTGCTCTGCCTGTTGGGGAATGGGCGGAAATGTTGGGCTGGTGTTCTCTTGCACCTGTGCAATTTCTGCGCCACCTTCGCCTGTTGGTAGTGCCTGCTGTGGTTTTGCCACCACGGGCGCAGGAAAGTCTGGATCGTCGCCTACTGGATTTGGCCGCTTGTATCCAGCGCCCTTCATGATCTCGTCGGCTATCGGTGCGATCAGTGGGTTCATGGCGACTTGTGCGCCGCCTTGCATGGCTGAGAAGGCTGCCTGAACGCCAGTTTGCACCGCTTGCGACATCAATTGCTTGATCTGCGCGTCGGTCAGGCGTTCTTTGATGTCCAGCTCGCGTGCCTTGAGGTCGTTGCCAGCCTTGGTCATTGCGTCCTGCACGGCCTGCTTGATGCGCTGCTCTACCTGCTCTGGCGTTTCCTGTGTGCTCACGGCACGGATGGCCTCTATCAAGTCCTTCTTAAAAGGCACATCCATCAGGCTTGTCAGGAAAGGCAGTGCAGCCGCTTGGTATTGTGGTGGCAAAGACTTGATCGTTTCCGTCATGGCGTTGAGCTGCTGGCCGCGATAGCTTGGGCTGCTCGGTACATCCTCCAGCGTCACCAGCAAGCGCGTGCGTTGGAGGTCGTTGGATAGGTATGAGTACCCCGCCTCATCTGATTCAGGCTTATTGATGACCACCGTGCGCTCTTGTCGTACAGCGTCGCCCTCAATGATTATGGTCTGCTCGTCCTGCCCCATGTCGTTCACGATCATGCTCATCAGCAGCTCGCCGACTTGCGTCCGCGCCCGCTTGAAGTTGCCCATCATGTGCGCCAGTGATTGATTGGCCTGATCCACCTGGGTCTGTTCTTGCACGCCACTTGTGGCTGTACCTCTGCGTCCTGAGAACGCGCCAGAAGCCGCAGGGTTCACGCGCTCGATGGCGTTGCGGGAATTTGTCAGCATATCAAGCTGTTGGCTGGTCAGTTGGTAGTCGCGCTCTACCTTGAACCGCGCCCCAGGTTGCGCCATGTGCGCAGGGTCTAGCACAATGTCCGCGTCCAATCGCCCGACGGTTCGGCGGAACTGCTCATCGGTCATGGATACCGCGCCTTTAGTGCGCTCCACGCGATAGGCACTCATTGCCCAGCGCAAGCGGCTATTGCCGCTGTTGAGCGTGTCCTGCTGGTAGATCATGTTGCGGATGTAGCCGAAAGGAACGCGCGTGTTGTCCTCGCGGAAGCCCCAGAACGGCACATACGGGAAATTGCGGTGCGCGTAAGGCGTCGGCCCGTCAAAGAGCACATGCGGGCCAAGCCAGTAGCTGCGGCGAACCCGTGCCACTACCACCTTGCGGTACTCAACAAGGTTGTTAGCGACTGCATGTACATGGGCGGGGTTGTTCTCGTCGTACTCTACTGTTCTCCCGTCCTTGCTCTTGAGCACCACCACATCACACCAGCGGCGATACCAAAGCTCGGTAACGCACACTTCTTTGTTGAAAGGGTTGTACCAGCGGTCTTCTGCCACTGTCCAGCTTCGCGCCACATCCCAAGCACGGTTCATGCCCGTGCTACCGCCGCCATTTCCTGATTCGTCCGAGTATTCGCTCCACCAGCCAATGCCAGCCTTGCCAAAGCGTCGGATCAGCTCTGCGTGCTCAGGGAAAACACGCGCCAAGCGGCTTGGGTGCATCCAGCGCTGGCGGCGTAACCAGCGTGCATCGCTTAGGTCGTCTTTCTCGCTTGCCCAGTCCCAGTGGATTTCGTTGCGAGACACATTGTTGCACTGGAAGGGAAAGCCAAAAGGATCGTCGCTCTTGCTCACCTCCACCCAGCCCAAGCCCACGCCGATCTGTCGATAGAAGGCTTCCGAGCACGCATCATCCGCCTTGCTTGCGCGTTCGGCCTCGTTTAGCTTGAAACTGATCGCATCAGCAACATCTTGCCCGCCTGGTTGCCCGTTCGCTGTCACGCGCCAGTCTGTGCGCGTGACTTCTTCGTAGCCTCGTATGCCTTCCAAGGCTGCGCCGATCAAGTTCTCCATGCTTGGCGGTATGCCCTGCTTGCGCTGAGCCTCCAGCAGCTCTGTGCGAAGCTGGTTGCCCTCGGCGTATTCCATTTCCCTGTCGGCGATTGGTCGCCATTCACGCGGCTGATGGTCAATCTCTTCTTGGATTTCGCGGTATTCCTCCAGCGTCAAGGCTTCGTTGCCGTCGCCTCGCTCGGTTGGGTCTGTGCTCGCTAGCGTGCTGTCGGTGTTGTTGTTCATGTTTTCTGCCTCAATAAACTTCTGGTGCTGGCGCTTCTACATAGCTGTTTTGTGTGTCTGCCATGCTTGCGATAAGCCCCAGTTCTTTTGCCTGGGCGTACTGTCTGAAGGCATCCGCGCCCTCGCTGCATCCGTTGCTCTTATCTGGCGTATCGTCAAGATAACGAGCATCTGCCGTGCTCCACTTCTTTTTGTAGTTAGCCAGTCGCTCGATACCTTGCGCTGTCCCATCTTGGTCGAACCAGGCGGCTTTAAGGTGCTTGCGCGTGGTGTAGATGCCAGTCATCAAGTGGCTGACTACTGGCACGACAAAGAAACGATGGCTTGGCAGCAGGGCTTGGAGCATCTCCTTGGTCGAGCGGTTGAAGTCGCTCAGGCGCCTGTGGTTCGCGTCATGCGGCAGAAAATGCCCTCCATACACATAGCCCTTATTCTGTAATAGCTGTGCGTAATGACGCAAATCCTCGTTATGCGCTTCCTCGTACCCGATAAATCGATCCTCGCCGTTGAGCATCTGCATAAACCAAACTGCGGTGCCATCGCTGCGCCCAATGTCCCAAAAGGTATAGACGGGCACATCCAGTACCGGCACTTGCGTGATACCGCCGCGCTTGCGCAGGTGGATCAATTCTTTGGCGAAGTAATTGCCTGCTACAGACTGCTGAAAAGCCTCTGCCGGCGTACTTGGGTACTCGCGCCACATGCGTTCTTCTGCACCAGCAAAGTCGTTTCGCTGCTTCTCAGCGTACCAAGCGCGTTGACCAAAGTCGATGCGGCACTCCATAAGCCGCTCGATTTCGTCAAAGTAGTCGTGCAGCTCGGCAGGGATGCTAACTCCATCTGGAGGCATTGTGTACTCAGGGTCTTGCCACCATGCGTAGAAGTGAAAGCGGTACTGGCTGCGCGTCAGAATCTCGGCACCAGTTACAAGCGCCTGCGCCCGCTGGCACATCTTGTAGAACTCGCCATCCGTGCCCTCCGCCGTGGATTCCACCACAATGATCCCGTCAACAGGGACGGCCTGAAACGAGCCAGTGACAACCTCCTCAGCCTTTTGTGGGAACTTCGCGCAAATCTTGCCGAACTCCGACACATGAAGGCGGTGAATCGTCCCGCCTCGCACGCTGGTGGCAACGCGGATTGAGCTGTTGTTGTGTGCAAAGAGCAACTCTTTGGTGCTTGCTCTAGCCAACGGGAAACGCTCGCGGATTTCATCTGGCAAGTTGTCGTAGGCAAAGACCACCTTGTCTCGGAAGATGGCCTCTGCTGTCTCTCTATCCTGCGCGATCATGCCGCACCTTTGGTTCGCATTCCATAGTGCATGGTCTAGCCACATGATGGCGATAAGGGTCGTGAAGCCAAGCTGCCGCGCTTTCAGGATTATGTTTCGATGCCATAGGCGCTTGATAAAGCGGCGCTGGGAGCGGTTTGGTTTGAATGGCTGAACAAAGCTCTCACCTTCATCAATCACCTTTCCGTCCGCGTCCTTTGTTTCCTTGCCTTTTACGATGATTTGATACAAACACCCGCTAAAAAGCCGCCATTCAGGGTCAGAAAGGCAGCGTTCTAGCTCTTCGGCACTCGTAGGCAGTTGCGGCGCAGGATTTACACGCATAGCTTTGTTTTGCCGCTGCCAAAGCTGTACATCAAGCGCATTGGCGCTCGATACCTCTTGCATGTCGTCGTCAAGGTCAATCGTCATCATCGACTACCTTGCTTTGCATACTGAGCGTGCTCTTGCGCTCTGGGTCGTGCAGTACGGGCTTTAAGCCGCCAGAGTTGCCGCCTGCAATGCGGGCAAGCATGGAACTCAGGGGGTCTGTCTTCTGCTCGTTGTCTTTTTCGTAAAGGCCAAGATGCTTCGCTAGCTTCTCGATAGCATCCATCTTGGAGTGCATCTTGATCTCGATGCCTTCCTTCGTCTGCTTCGCGCCAGCGTACAAAGCCACAGCTTGATGGCTCAAATCGCGCGTATCTTTGAGCACCACGCGCGCAGCACCATCACCGCCGCAGTTCGGGCACTCAGGGTTTGGCAGCTTTAGTGAGTTGAAGCCAATGCCGCCCTGCTCGTCAAACTCTGCCAGCTCTTCGCCTTTTGCAAGCCACTGTCCGCGGTCGTGGTTGAACTCGCCAATCGTGCGCTGGAACTTGAATCCTTCGCCCCAGCAGCATCGGCAGCAACCTGTCTTGACCTCTGACAACTCACGGGCATCAGCAAAGGCGATTAGCGCCAGCTCTGTGATTACCTTGTCAGCCGTGATCTGCGTGCGCTCCTGCATGGCCTTGCGGGCTTCTGCAATGGCCATCTGGATATGAGGTTTTCTGAGGTGTTCGTAGCCCTGCTCTGCTGCGGCGTTGGCGCTGTATCCCGCACGAATCGCCGCCTGCGTGGCGTTCATATCAATAAGGTATTCATCCACAAACCGCTGCTGCTTCGGCGTTAAACCGAGCTGTGGCGCATCTTTAGCGCTATCTTGTTTTTCTGCCGTGCGCTTCTTTGGATGGGTTTTGCTTTGGATTGCCCGCTTACGCGCAGGCGCAGCTTTGCCCGCTGCCTTCTTTGCTGGGGTAGCGGGTGGCTTCTTTGTATCAATCTTCGGTTTTGCAGGCTTCTTACCCGCTGGCTTTTTTTCCATACCTATATACTCAGGCATGGTGAGCTTTTCTCATAACACTATGCGGGGAAGAGTAGGCAGAGCCTGCTCGCCCGTTGCTAGTGGTATCCAGGCCTAGCCTTATCGAAGCTATTTAAGACTTCTAAAGCAGTTTTTGTTGGCGCTCTTCATGCTTCGCTTTGAGTGCTCGCAGCTCTCTGCTCATGGCTTCTACTTTCGCTGCTAGCGATGTGGCCAGGAAAAGGTGCTGCCTGCTGCTCTCTATCGCCGCTGCTTGGGCGGCAGCTCCTGCCTGCACTAGAGCTAAGGCTCTATCCTCTGCTGGGGTGAGGCGTAGCATATCATCGCCTACTTCTATCAAGACGCACCCATCATCAAGTACCGTCTTGCTGACTGCGCGGGCGCGTGGGTACATCTTCACCATCTCATAGATGCCCCGAATCAATCGCCGCAGCTTGCCGTCATCGGTCAGGTCTCTTAGGCAGCTATCCACGGACGACTGCTTTATGCCTGTAAGCTCTGCCACCGATTCTCTTGTGGCGACTTGCTCTAAGGCATGAAGCTCACGCACTGCATCTAAGACGCGCTGGGTGAAGGTGGTTGCCGTATCAGTCAAGTTTGGCTCCTGAGTGGAAGATAGTACCCTATCATCTGCATGATACTTCTTACTCTGCATAATATAGCAGGTAATCCAGTGCCTTTTGATACCGCTCTCGCTGGCTGTCGCTTATCGCGCCACGGCGTGACGGCGACAGATTATCGGTCAGGTCGGCGATTTTCACGGCGCGGGCTATGTGGAGTGGAGCCACGCGCTGTATGTAGTCCATATATCCTTCACCATCCTTGCGCGATACGCCGCCCACCTGGTCTGCCACATCGCGCCCAAAAAGCCGCTCCACTTCCT